GCCATTCTCATTACGTGTTTTTATATTCGAATCCTCGTAAAGCTTTTTGAAGTTGGCCCCACCTTTAGCGAGCGCGTTAGGGGTTGATCCCATCATACACTTACCGATAATTCTACTACCTAAACGAAGACAAGTTTTTCTAACTCGCCAACCGTTCAATATATTATTAGGAGCCTCTAACTTACCGGACTCATCCTCAACAAGGTAAACTAATTTTTCCCCATCATAACTGTTGTCAGCAGTGTTCTTCCAGTCAATAGACGTATCCAATCCTTCTAGCTCAACCTCTGAACTATCGTACATGTTTTTCTTTGTAATCTTAGAAGCAGGAACCCTAAAAGCTAATTCGGTTTTAGGCTTGTCCATACCGTCCATGATAGGCTTAAAAAAGAAAGGAAGGTTACTTGATATTGGAACAACCTTATTAGTAAACATAGTCTTAGCGTCGCCCCCTGTCTTAGATTGAATACCAATTCTAGCATCCTTAGCTAACGTAGCTATATTTACAGCTTCAGATGAGGCCATAAATGAAAATCCAGAACGTCTAATCTTTAGGTAGACCATTCCGAAGCACCTGTCATCCGCACGGCATGCTTCCCAATAAATAAAAAATATTCTATTAGCCTCACGAAAATCAGGAAGTCCGACGTCAATCTTGGTCCACTGACAATACATATAGTGAGACCCTGTCATATACGTCTCAACTCCATTATTCATAAAGAAAAATCCGTTCTCTCTTCTGTCGAACTCGGTTTCTATGTAGTCAACCCACTTAGATTTAAACTCGTTAGGAGTGTCGTGCCAATGAAATATAGATTTTATTTTCTCTAGTTCTTTTGGATATTCGAATGGCTGCCAGTATTGATTCTCTTTTTTCTTGTCTCTAGAGTATACTGAGTCTGGAGTTTTAGGGAGTGCTATAAACAATCCGTTTATGTTATACACCTCACCTACGGTTCCGTTCTTAGATATGACGATCATATCATACTTCTCGTCGTATCCGTACTGCCAAGACTTTTTATTATTCTTGTTAGCTAGTACAGTTGGCGGAATATGATTTCGTACAACTGAATATAAGTTATTTTGATCGTTTTTCTGCAAATCCTTGTATTTTAGGTTCTGGCTTAGCTACTTCTTTAGGATCCTCGTTTAGTTTTTCTTTTTCAGATTCTATTCTACTTAAAATACTAAAAGCATCTTCTATAGCTAAACGCTTGGTAGCTGCTGCGTTCTTTAATTTGTCAGATGATAAGTCATCATCTCCACCTCTTATAATAGTATCTTCAGCGACCTTTATAAGTTCCTCAACTGCCTTGTATCCAGCATCAATAATTCTCTGTTTAATTTCTTTTAATTCCATTTCAGTGTGATGTTATTAGTAAACATCCTGTACAGTTTTTCTCCGTCTATAGTAAAAGGATATTCACTATCTGGTTCAAATGCTATTTCATCACCCACGCTAAGCCCTAGTGATAATAACTCATCATTAATATAAGCTATAGTTCCGATAAGAGGCTCCTCCTTACAATTCTTTTTAATTATAGAGTCTTTAGATTCTATAGGTTTTATAAAGCAATACTTGGAATGAGATTTCCAGTTATCGTTGTGCTTATAAAGAAAGAACTGCTCGTAGTCAACAAAGAATAGATCGTCCTTGAAATAACTAGCGCCACTCTTTTCTCTTCCACGCATATCGTAATATAACTTGAATACGTTATGATGCACTAGAAGTATATCTCCTTTTGATATTTCTCCTGAATAGTTTATAGGGGTTTCTACTACCTCTGCATACCTGTTAGACACTGTGTGGTCTTCCTGTGATACGCTGGTAATTAATTCAAGTCCTCCGATCTCTTTAATGTTGTCATATCGTCTTCCATTGAGTGGTTTGACGATGAACATGTTTGGGGATTTCATTAGAAGTTTATGTTATACTCTATAGAGATAGGCATATTAGAATTAAACTCCTTCCAAAGAAAGATCTCGTTATCCTTCTCTATCCAGATCTTAATACCGCCCGTATTCTCATCAAGTCGCATTAGATGAATTGTGTAGGATTTATCCAATATAGGCTGTCCTACAATGTAATGCATACCATTACTCTTGTAGTCAGCCCCTATTGTTATTTTTCTAATATCGAACATTACGCCTGTGGTTCAGCTTCAGAGATTTCTCCTGTATTGATATCAATAGTGATATTCTCTCCGTAAGTTTCAGCTAGTTCTTTTTTAAGCTCGTCCTGTTTGATAAGCTTTTCGTTCACTTGTCTTAAAACATCAGACTTCTTGAACTCATACTCAGTCGTTAATTGACCTAACGCCTCGTTTGCGCTTTTAAAGAACGACTCAATTTCTTGTAGTTTTTTTAATTCCTTTTCTTCGATTGATCTTTTCATTTTGATTTGAATTTATTGGCAAATATACAAATTATTTTTTAATGTACGATTTTCAAAACATCTCCTGTTCTGTAAACCTTACCTACTGCTAACCCTGCTGTAACTGCCGCTGCGTTATCAGCATACTCTAGTACGCCTGTAAATGAAGGTGTGTTCATTATAAGTAAGTTCTGTTGCAGGAAGCTTATCACATCAGCGAATGTAAAGTTCTTAGTTTCTAAACTATTCTCTGCATCGGTTCCTACTAACTTGTCTTCAACTGTTATTTCGTTGTCGTCCGGGTATTGGCTTATCTTTGTCATAATTATTCTTCAGTTACTTCTTCAACAATAGGTTCTGGCGGTGTTGGCGGAACATACTCTCCTGTAATAACAAGGTTAAGTTGCTCAGCAATCCAATCCCAGGCATAGTTATCAACTGTCCAGTCGGTATAAGCTTCTCCTGTCATAGTCAAGTTACCTTGAGCTAATTGATTTCCTACCATTCCTTCTTCTGTCTGAGACATTAAAGAATAATAAAAAGTTGCAGATGTGTTCAATGTTACATTTACTGCATAAGCATTTAAAATAGTTGCTGTCTGTGTTGTTCCGTTATCCCAAATGGATACTGCTTCAATTGTTTTCATTATTTGTTTTGTTTATTTGTTTTAAGATAATATATTATTTGATACTACTTGTATATTTGCGACCCAATTTGTGTTTCCAGCTATATGTAATATTCCGTTTATTTGGGAAAATGAAATAGCAGCTGACGAGTTCATGTTTGAAATAGCTACTGCTTCAAAATTATTTCCGCTATAACCACATCTAATCATCCATAAATTTGCAGATGTTGAATTTCCAGCATCCCAATGGGTGGATATTAAAAGTAAGTATGCGCCCCCGCCGTGGTTTGCGTTTATTGGTAAACCTAAAGATTGAGGAGATGGCTGTAAAACTATTTGAATTCTTCTAAAATTTTGAGCCGACATTCGTCCTGATACATATAATCTATCACCTGTATCGGTAGTTGTTCCTATTGAAACGTTACCAGAAGAATTAATTCGCATACGTTCAGTAGCAAAATCAATATCAAGATTGCCATTTGAAAAAACAATGGGAGAAACCCCTGTTGCTATTCTAATACCACCACTTCTAACTCCATATAAGTTAGTTTGGTTCGATATAATAGTCCCATAATTAAAGTTGTTATTAGTACTAAATAATGAAGTACCAGCTGACACTGAACTTCCATTATGTGAGAATAATTCTAATGCTGCTGAAGAAAAGATAGAGGTTGAAGAGTTTGTGGCTCTTATTCGAGTAGCGCCACTTGGGGCATTATCGCTAATATCTAATCTTACAGTAGGACTTGTAGTACCTATACCCACGTTGCCGCTTGACAAATCAACAACTAATCCTTTTAAAAGTGTCGCCCAATCTCCTAGATAAAGTTTAGACCCCGAAACAACCAACCCTGCATCTGTAGTTGCTCCACCAAGTTTTATATTGCCTCCACTAAAATTTGCATTAATTATTCCGTTTCCTGTCAAATCTCCACTAAACCTTCCTGTACCATTAACGTCTACTCTGAACCCGGCATTTGGAGTACCTCCAATTCCTATATTTCCTCCTCCTTCAGTTATAACCTCTGTTAATTGCCCTAAATTTCTATTTAGTCCCATAATTATTTGTTTATTCTAGTCTAGTAATATTGCTTTTATCGTTAAAGTACCTCCTCTTGTTGAAAAATTATTTAATCTAGCCTGTATTCCAGCAGTAGTAGCTATTCCAGCCACAGCTCTAAAAGATATAGTACTACCCATTCCTCCAGTATGAGTACTGCACATTGGCGTAAATTCATTATCAGTTCCACCTCCACTATTTGTAAACGCTCCTTGAAACAAAAATGAACAATAGCAATAATAAGGTTGGTTACTTCCAGATCCGAAATCCCACCTAACAGATATTAAATAAGTAGCATTATTAGCCAATATTCCTGTCGGAATCATCGTTTGATATGAAGACCAATTACCGTCTGTAGTTACTGTTGCGTTATAATTACCAGACAATTTTAAAGATGTAGCAGATATATTTCCATTTACCTGTAATTTGTTTCCGTTATCAGTAGTTGTACCTATAAGTACATTGCCACCTGGAGTGATACGCATACGTTCAACAGGAGAATTGTTAAATTGATTTGTTAAAAATAACATACCTCCAACTGCATTTCCGTGTTGAGAACCTATTTTTAAAGTCTGATCTGATTGATCCCAACGCATAAAACCGTAATAAAACGGATCAGAAGTTCCTATAGCTCCTAAATACAATCCACCATTACTATAGTTTGTTGTTGAGCTTGATAATCTTAATTGATAAGTTGCATTATTTACAACATCTAATTTAGAAGCAGGATTTTCATTTCCTATACCAACGTTAGCTGCTTCAATTATAAAGTTTCTAGGTGCATCTAAATTATTTCTTGAATATACAGCACTAAATCCCAATCCAGCTCCTAACATTGCATAACCAGTATCTCTAGACACCCTTATAAAAGAAGAAGAAGTACCTCCGTTTACATCAAGATTGTAAATAGGGTTTGTATTGTTTATTCCTACGAAATTAGTGTTTGCTACTGTTATTACTCTAGGTAACGCACCTAAATCTTTAGTTAATCCCATATTATTTATTTTTTAACGAAATTATCTCGTCTTGTAATTCTTTGATTTGAGCTTGTTGTTCTTGGATTGCTTTATTAAGTTCTTTTATTGATTCTACAACAATAGCATCAAAAGTAAAAGGCAGGCTTAAAGATTTAACTTTATCATCTTTTATTATTTCCTTTTGTTTTTCTGAAGCTGTAATTTCACTAACCCATTCAGGAAATACTTCCATAACTTCGTCAGCAATAAATCCACCGCTATTTTTTACACCACCTTGTTCTGATTCATCAATCCAATCAAACGTAACTCCTCTTAAACTGCATATTTTGTTTAAAGGATTTTTAATTGTTTGAATATTTTCTTTTAATCTAGAGTCAGATGAGTTAGACCAAGATCCGCCATTAGGTTTACCAGCACTATCTGTACCTAATTGTAGCTTATAAGTAGGAACAACGATTCCAATACCTACATTACCACCGTTTGGGTTTATAGATATATTTCTGTAAGCAACACCTTGCTGGATAGATTCTATCAAAGCATAGTTTCCTGAATAAACATATCCCATATATAATCCTCTATTAGGATCTGTAGCTGTCAATAATTGAAATCCATTTCCAGAGTCATTTGCAAAAGCCACGCTGCCTGTAGAAGTTATAGCACCAACTACGTTTAATTTTGCACCAGTATCTGTTGCTGTTCCAATAAGTACATTACCCGCGCTTGGCTGTAACATTAGGTTATAAGCTATTGCAGATGCGTCTGTTCTTTGTGATTGTATCCAGGAATTACCAGTTGGTAGTGAACCCATTAACAATCCATATCCAAAATTATTATTTGTCAAGTATAAACTTGTACCAGTCCCAATACTTCCTAAAGAAGGCAATGAACCGCTAGACGCAGTGTTTGATACCTGAAGAGTCGTTTTAGGTGACGTTGCTCCAACACCTACATTTCCAGTAGGAAAAGATATATCCCCAATTCCAGATCCTCCGTTGATAAGGTTTTGAATATTTGCAACTGTGTTTCCTGATGTTGCGTTATGACCTATTCTTATTATAGAGCCGTTTGTTAAATTTGAAAAAGAATTTGTTGTTACAACAAAAGCATTTTGAGGATCCGAAACCAGTCCTCTTAAATGTAAAGCCGATGATGAAATTGGAGATGCAGTACCTATAGCCACATTTGTCCCATTATCAGTAATTAAACTATCACCCAAGGTAGCAGCTCCAGTAAACTTAGCTACTCTATTAGCAGTACCAGAAGCGCCACTAACTTGATTAACGTAACTAACAAATACAACACTTTCTCCTGCTACACAAGCAAATCCTAATACAACAGATGTTCCATTAGTTGCTGTAAATTCACTTACGTTTAATTTAGAACCGTTATAAAACACATCTAACTGTCCAACTGTATAGTTTACACTAAACGTGGTTTGACCTGATGTAGCTGTAAATGTAGTCTCGTTTCTTATTGCTGTTGTTGATAACGCTGCAACGTATTTAACTATGCTTATTTGAGCGTTTAATGTAGCTGCTTGAGCTAATACTACGGTAGTTCCATTTGTCGCTGTAAACTCACTAGGATTCAATTTAGAACCATTGTAGTAAACATCTATCTGACCAACCTCGTAAGGTGTAGTAAATGTTGTTTGTCCTGAGGTAGCCGTAAAGTTAACCTCTATCCTAG